CATCCCCGTATATCCGAACATTCCATTTCGCCCCTCGCACAATGTTCGTGAATTGTGTGAACATTTGTGCTTGACAATTCGTAGTGTCTTGTGTTAGTGCTAATGACTAACGTCAAGTGACTACGGACGCCGCTGACGAATCGTGATCTAACGTAGCAATATGGGAACGAATAAAAACCCGATAGATACGATTAAACAAGCACTAGATTATTCGATTTTTTCACGCTGGTTTGTTGGTGAATATCGATGTATCGAGTGCCTGATAATGGAACAGTTTCTATCGGGTACGTATTCGTTATTTAATTGATAACTATATTATATCACAATGACGTGCAAAATAACCGTTCTAAGATTACACGTAAGTTACACGAAACTACTATAAAATAGATCAGATTTAATTGAGCAAAACGCTTGCAATTCTATCTTATATATCTTATAATTAATATTGTTAAGAAATAAGAAAACAAGTTACTGTCACGGGAACGTTCGGCGAATAGCCGGAGTCGTCGGCAGCGGACACAAGGGCTTGTTGATATGCGAAAGGTGATTAAGTAATGACAAAGGATGATAATATTGAGTTTTTGAAGCAAAAACGGTATGAAATAGTCTCACGTATAATAGAAGAAAACGGCGGGAATCGCGGATCGAAAGAAGTAGTTGATAAAGTAAGACGAATTAAGCATGAATACGAAAAGTTGTTTCACAAAGTAGATGAATTTCAAAACGGAGACGCTGCACTAAAATGGTTAGTAGAACTTGGGTTTAATAAAGAAGACTCTATTGAGTTCGATACTGGTAGCGATGACCTTGAAAACATTAATACTGATTTATTATTTTAATATTTGATGGAGTGAAATGACAGAATATGACGCATTCAAGTCACTAATGCGAGCAGCTGCGAGTTCAAACATGCGAATTATTGCAATTAATAGTCGTAACCCGCTATTTGAATTTGTTAAGCAAAACATTGATGACATTCAAAGCATTTACGGTGCAACGGTTGAACATTCAACGTCAACAAATTACCCTTGGGATAACGCTAAAGAACGATATATGATCATGACGGAGGTAGATTAAATGGCAAAACACACACAAAACGTCCTAACGAATTATCTGGGTGCTGTATTAGGTTTTTATGGAGTGTTGTTAACTCTGCAAGATAGTCCGTTGAAAATGATTATGGGGGTTATGTTAGTTGTAACCGGTTTATTGTTAACACTTTGGGAGTTTGGAGAATAATATGTCACACAAAATTTATATTGATCAGGCGTATGTATCACACGGTGATATGATAGAATATTTTGAAGTAAGTCAACGCAATATTTTCGATTTATATATACCAAAACATGATGTTGTAGAAATGTGGATATCAGAAGGTGAATTAAGTAATATAGTGTTAAATATCAAAACTTTTGACGGTAACATAATATGTGTGCCATATCACTCGGTTGTAGAATATAGGAGGGCATAATAATGAAAATTAGCGAGTATCTAGCTGAACGTGATTTTGAAACTAACCATCCGTATGCAACAAATTACTTACGTAACGCCAATTATTCAGTTTACAAAGGAATTGATGATACACATATATATGCTAATGAAGATGGGTATGAAGGAGATTATGAGCATTGGGAAAATATAGAAGAAGATGGTGTACATTTTTACAACACTTATGATGGAGTTGAATTGGTTATTGACAATAAACCACTGTATCATTTTGCATTGAAAAACGCATCGCAAGAGATTCATCAGTCAACTCTTGACCATAATTGGAAACGTTCTTTATAATAAATCTAAATGACACACCCACCCTACTGGTATATACTAAATCAGTAGGGTTTTATTTATATTTATATTTATTAAAAGGAGATGAATAATGGATTCTGACTTCATAGACATTATGAAATTTATCATGGGCAACTTAAATGGGTTATCTGAGTTTTTTATCTTGTTGTTAGCTGTATATTTAGATACGATATTAGGTAATAAGTGGCGGCTTAAAAATGGCACACCGCGAATTAGTAAAGCTGCTTTAAAAGGCTTGGCGTTACAATCAGGCTTGGCTAGTTTTGTGTTGTTTACTTATTTAGCTAAGGTGTTGTTACAATATTTAACACATGAAGAAATTGTGGCGTTTGATTGGATTAGTTCAATTAGTTTCTATTTTATTGGTAAGTGGATGTTAATTTCAATTATCGCCAATGCAAAATTGGCTGGCTATACAATTCCAAGTTGGGTTGAGAATATAGTTAGCGATGAAATTGACGCAAAGAAAGAACGTGGAGGGATTAATAAAAATGCTTAATGTGATTGATATTTCAAGTTTTCAAGGTGGTATTGATATTGCTAGTACAAACGCTGATGGTGTTGTAATTAAGACGACACAAGGTGCTTATTATGAATCACCTTATTGGCGTGAGCAACTCGCATCCACACAAGCAGCAGGACGTTTGTTTGGGTTCTATCACTTTGTTGATACAGCATCAGGTGCTGAATTAGAAGCGCGTACATTCGTTAATTCAATCAAAGACTATATTGGTCAAGGTATTTTGGTGTTAGATTGGGAAGGGAACCCAGATACAGCGACTGACACATCAAACGTGCAATATGCGAAGGCGTGGCTTGATAGTGTTTATCAGAAAACGGGTGTACGACCAATTATTTATATGAGTAAGTCTGTGGCGCAACAAAATGACTGGTCATCAGTTTCCAAGGACTACGGGTTATGGTTTGCGCAATATGCTGACAACACACCGCAAGGTTGGCAAACTGACCCTTGGACTGATGGAAACGGTATTGGTTCATGGGAAAACGCAGTGATGTTCCAGTATGAGAACCTGGGGCGAATCGCTGGGTGGAATGGCGACCTAGACTTAGATCTATTTTATGGTGATAAATTAACATGGCAGGCATATGCTGCCAAGGAGGGAACTGTTATGAATAATATTGATGGTGAACACGTTTGGGTTAAGGGCGGCGCATGGTTTAGTGACAAGGACTTTAAGACCCGTGCAAATGGCATTATCGGCCACATGGGTAAGTACTACGCGTTTAACAACGGTAACTTGATTAAGTCACGATTTGTCTCACAATATCACTTGGTATACTGGGCAACAGCCGATGGAACGATTGCGACTGGTAAAGGTGATTACGCTGGGATGATGTTTGATTTTGGTGACGATGGGACGTACTTCATTAAGACCATCAAAATCACTGATGCTGACAAAGCAGCAAAAGCATTGAATTCAATTGCTTTCTAAGGCTTGCTTATAAATATTATCTATGTTATATTTATTACAAGCTTGAATCGGCTGGTTAATTTCTAACTGAATTTGTTTTCATAAGTGCAAATTTAGAACGACATAAAAGTTACAAGAAAAGATGATTAAAGGAAAATCACTTTTTGTTTTGGTGCCTGGGTTGGTAACTCCCAGGTTTTTGTTTGCATTATTTAGGATATGTGATATTCTAATAACGAACCACAGGAATGGAGGTTTCCATTACTCTCTTGTCAGATTCATTCTGACAAAAGTAGATAACTGTGCTTCATGTACAACATAGACCCTGCTTAACTGGCTAAAGTTAAAAAGCAAGGTCTTTTTATTTACCAAATTACAAACTCACTATTGACTATAAGAAAAATAACAATTATACTAAGTGTAACGCAAGTGATAACGGTCTGACTAACTACTGTTAGAATAAAGACGGCGGGTTTATCGGTGGCAGGACACCGACAGCGCGGGTTGAAAGCACCTCTTGAGTGGTGAAAGTCCACACACGAAAAGAATTCATCCATAGGTCTAACACGTTATGAAAGCCGGAACGAAGAAAAAACAGTCGTCGCACCAAGTGTTATCCCGCTATCCGATTTCTATCGGGTTTATCTGATCCAGCCAGTGATGGTTGGGTCTTTTTTGTTTATAAGAAGTATGTTATATTTATTATACAATTACTTATGAAAACTAAAGGAGAAATAAATATGGCAGATTCAAGTTACATTGCACGTCGTACACGTGAATTGGCAAAGTCAGCAGGATTATCAACCAGTGATGTGCGTGAGATGCTAGCACGCCAAATTGGTGCACCTGGGGCAACCCCTAAGCTATTATCGCAAGGTAATCAGCGTAAGATTGTCTCATTGCTTAAAAAGGGGTCATCAGTGTTTGTGGGTGAAATTCGTACACCAGCACAACGGCGTGATGTTATCCAAAAGCAAAATAAGCGGGAGCGTCAAGCATGGGGTGACCGGAACGTTGAAGAACGTGAAAATACCTCACTATTAAAAGCGTTGCAAAATCCATTGATTGCTGCACGTTTGACAACTGAAGATTTGAAACAACCAGTTAATCGCGCAACTGAATTCCAAAAGGAACAAAAAGCCTTTGATGATACCTTGCAAATGACGTGGGAACAATACCAAGCTGACCGACGATTCCAAACAATGAACACGGAATTTGATACAGCTGGTATTGCAGCATTTTTCAATGGCTTTATCGAAGATTTTGCAGATACGGTCTACCCAGGATGGCGTGGTTCAGGATCACCATTAGAACCATACGTTGGATTTGAGTTAGGGGCGTGGTATTAATGAGTATGTATGCGTTCGATACGGAAACAGAACGAAACGAGCGATCATATTACACACGTGTGTGGCACTGGATGGGTGTGTCAGTTGATGGAAATATTGCCAAGGTAAAAGAACAAGCTGGTTTATCAAGTAAATCAATGATTGCCGCTTTTAAAAAGATTTCATTCTTAGATAAAAGTCCTAAAATTTATTTTCACAACCTAAAGTTTGACGGTAGTTATATTTTAAACGAACTCAACAAACAGGGGTTTGTGTGGGTAGATGCTAAGCCAAAAGATTTAGGACCAGGGCAATATACGACCCTAATTTCATCAGGGCGCTGGTTCAATATCTCGCTACGCTTTAATAACAGCACGATTGTAAAAATTTTTGATTCATTAAAGTTATTACCAATGTCAATTGCAGGTATTGCAAAGTCTTTGGGTTTACCAATTAGTAAAGGTGAAATTGATTATAATAAGAAGCGACGTAAGGGATTTCGGCCGGATAAAAATGAATGGTCTTACTTGCGACGTGACGTTTTGATTTTAAAAGCTGGACTATTGTTTACCAAAGAAGCTGGTTTTAAAAAGATGACGATTGCATCATCCGTTTTGAATATCATCAAAAAGAAGTATCTACCAGATTTTACAGATACATTTCCGCAGTTATCAGCGTATGAAAACGAATTAGCGTATGCAGCTTATCGTGGTGGGTTTAGTTATGTGAATCCCTTGCACCAACTCGAAGAAGTGCATGACATACACGTCTATGATCTAAATTCTGGTTACCCTTGGGCCATGCGTAACATGTTATTACCGTATGGCTCACCCGTGACAATTGAAGGTGATTACGATTATAACCGTGACAAAGAAGTTGCGATTAAGACTGTGACGATTGATGCGGTGTTAAAACAAGGTGTTAACTATGTCCCAACAGTTCAAATTAAAGATGTGAAGGGGATTAACCCCCGCGAATACCAACGCGTGTTGGTTAATCAAGATTTGGTGTTGACTGATGTAGATATTGACTTAATCTATGCTAATTATGATGTCTTAAAGCTAACGGTACATGAAACGATGCTATTTAAAGCACGTGTGGGGACGTTGGGTGATTTTATAGAAGATTATATGGCGATGAAGATTAAAGCCACTGAAGAAGGTAACAAGGGTAAGCGAACGGAAGCCAAGTTATCAATGAACAGTTCATATGGTAAGTTTGGTTCTAAGGAAGAACAAATTTCGGATATTCCAGTATTCAAAAATGGGGTTCTAACGTTTGAACACACAACAGAATACACAGCGCCAGTTTATGTGCCATATGCGGCATTTGTGACGGCTTACGTGCGACAACGGACGATTACAGCGGCGATGCAAGCTGGGGCGCAATATGTGTATTCTGATACGGATTCTGTGCACACCATTGGGACCCTGCCCCCTGATACAATCCCTGAGCACCCCACCAAATTAGGGTTTTGGAAAGATGAAACAGACACGGGGCACGGTAAGATCGTACGTGGGCGCTATATTCGTTCTAAGTTGTACTATCTTGAATATGAATTTGATGATAAAAAGAAAACTGGTGGTGCTGGTATTACGCCTTATCAGTGGTCACAAATTGATTTTGATAATTTCAAGTCTGGCTTGGAGTTGACGGGAAAACTAGTCCCTAAGCAATGGCCGGGCGGTTTGGTCCTGCAACCCACAACGTTTACGATTAAATAAGGAGGTGTAACATGGGTAGTAAATACATTGTTACGGAAAAGAACGGGTTGAAGCATATCAACTTTAAAAAGATTAAGTCATATAACGCGGAGTTGAACATGTTAACTGGTCCACGTGGAACTGGTAAGACTTATTCAACTTTAAAAGATATGACGATTGACATCATCAAACATTTAGGTGAAGTAGAAGGGATGTTGATTACCCGAAAACAGATTGAAATGCTAGAAGCAACCGACAATGACGGGGCAAACTTTTTGGGTGATATTTGGAACGAACCGCAGTTTGCGGATTTTGTGTTTAGAAAACGTAATTCACGATTTATTGATATTGGTAAAAAGGTACTAGATGAACAAGGTGAACTAGATTATTCAGCAATTAAATGGTTCACGGCGTTTCGGTTAATTTACTTATCGGGTTCTGTCCGGCGATCGGTGGCGTACCCAAACGTGAAGTATATTTTGTTTGATGAGTTTCAGATTACTGATGGGACGAATTATCTACCAAATGAATTTGGTCGGTTCCGTGCCTTGTTGAACACGGTGATGCGTAAACGCGATGACGTCCGGGTTTATATGCTTTCAAACGCGGGGTCGATTATTAACCCGTATTTTGAAGCGTTTGGATACATTCCAAACCAGGAACAAGAAACCTGGCGTAAAAAGATTAAGCTACAAAATATGGATGGTAGCGAGACCACGATTACCATTTTAATTTTGAATATCATTCCTGATGAAGCAGATGTATTGAATGCTAATTTGTCGGGGGCTTTGGCTTTGGCAACGGCCGGTGGTAACGCTGATCTATCAAACGCCTATGGTTATTCGGTGGACTTTATTCATAAGCTAACGGGTAACAGTCGCCCCGTTTATAACTTTACGATTGATGAACAAAAGTACGTATTATATTCGGATAAGATAGGGTATATTGTGGATTCGGGTTATAATGATAATAGTCCCGTAACGTATAGTGATAATTTTCTTACGGGCGATTCTATGCGAGCGCACGCGTTACCATCTACTTTAGTAAAGTACGCACGGAATGGGCGATTATACTTCACTAGTCAGGGAACACGTGAAAAGCTGACACACTTCATTAATAAATTATTCTAGGAGGCTTAAATGACAACATATAAAACAATGGGTGATATGTTATGGGGTGAATCACCTAAAACTGGCGAGATTGAAGCACCATTACCCTATTTAGATAACGATGACGGCGCCAAAAAATATTACATGCAGCGGTATGGTTATTTGCGAGATTTCTTTATTAATCTGTATATCAATCGTTTTGATTACCGTGATGCGCCTGTATCCTTTAATGCTCACTTAATGGAACAATCATTTGTGAGTGGATATGCTGGTGTGGCAGTTGGGTTTATGAATGGTGCCTTGCGTGTCTTGGGATACGTTAACGGTAAAGGACAAGACAATATTCAACAAATTCGTCCGACATTGACGACTGGTTTGGTATCAGCTAGCCCAGAATTCTATGATTTTGGGTTAACTGATGAAGAATTGAAGAATTTAAAACCGATTGACCCTGCTGACCCAACTACGGGTGATTATGTGATTGTCGTTAATAAGGACGCCTCCTTGTATGGTTTATCAACATTAACTGATATGCAAACAATTGAGATGTTCGCCGGTGATATTGCCAACATTGACCGGTTAAGCTTGTTGAACCGTAATTACTTTAAATCAACCATGATGGTTGAGGGTGACGCTGGGACAGTTGACGGCATGATGGCTTACATGGATTGGGCGTCAGGTATTCAAGTCGTAAAGCACACAGATGACTTTGACCCAACGACAATGTCAGCGTTTACGCCAAACGTGCCAGATTATCAACCTACCTTACAAACGGCCCGTAACAATAAGTTCGGCGAGTTCCTAACAACATTTGGGATTAATAACCCAGCAATTGATAAACGCGAACGTGTGCTTAAGGCTGAAGCTGAATCAAACAACGCCTTGATTAGTTTGGCATCACGTATTTATTTGAACCCCCGGCGTCGCGCATTTGAGTTGCTAAATAAGCGATTTGAAAATGAACTAGAAAAGCCAATTGACGTGCAATTTGCGTTTACAGATATGGTAGCTACCACGGGAACAAACGAAGAAATTAAGGGGTTAGATGGTAATCAATCTAGCGATAATAACGGGGGTGAAGCAGATGTTTAATTGGTTAGCACGCTTAATCGGTAATGACGTTGGCGTTAATTTTACGGATCGTGATAAGAAAATCATCATGCAAACAGCAACGTCATATGAATCACGCAGCTTAATCGCTGAAACATTGCAAGCCTTAGCAACCAGTTCACGGTTACCCGGGCCAAAGGGTGATAAGGGTGATAAAGGCGATCCTGGTGAACCTGGACCAAAGGGTGATACTGGTGCGACTGGCCCAATGGGCGCAACCGGTCCACGTGGTGTGCAAGGACCTCAAGGTGAAACTGGTCCAGCAGGAGAACAAGGTCCTAAAGGTGATACCGGTGAGGCGGGTCCAGCAGGAGAACAAGGTCCTAAAGGTGAAACCGGTGAGGCGGGGCCTAAAGGTGATAAAGGTGATAAAGGTGATACTGGTGAAACGGGTCCACAAGGGCCTCAGGGACCATCAGGCGTTGCAGTTAACACATCTGGTGCTGTCTCATTAAATGCTGGATTTAGTGATTATTCAAGCACTCAGACAACTAGCGTAATTAGAAATGGAAATTACGTACAAATCCAAGGCGCAGTTAAAAATAGTGCTATATTACCAGCAGCTGATTCAACGATTGTGGGTACAGTCCCTGCTGGCTATCGTCCTGCCACCAACATTAATATTACGTCACACGGTTCCGGCATGAATTTATTCTTGCTACAAGTATCAACGACCGGTTCGATTACAGTGTCACGTTATGGGACAGGCACGCAAATTGATGTACCAGTGGGGGCTTGGCTAAATATTGGTGTTGGTTATATTACTAATGATGCACAACCTACGGTATAATGAAATTAAGCTAATAAAAGGAGAAACATTATGATTAAATTTACTGATCACGATAAGAAGCTCATTCGTGAAGTACCATGGTCTTATGAGCAACGAAAGGTCATTGCTGATACGCTAGAAAATTTGGTTAAGGTAGTCAACTCACTAGCACCTGATGAACCTGAACATTCAGTAGCTATCACAGCTACCCCTAACCCTGTTGAACTGCGTGGTTCAGCAGCTGCAACAACCCAAATCGAAATTAAAGCAGATGGTTCTGTTTTGGGTGCCGGTTCAGGAGCTGATTCAGCGTATACGATTAGTTACGCCACGGCAGGTGATACGACTATTAAGTTTGATTCCGCAGCGTCATATTCTGGTGGTAATACAGTTATTGCGGCATCTGCTTCTGGTGGATCAGTTGGAGACAAGGCATCAGCAACAGTATCTGTTGTTCCTAATTCTTCATACGCATCAGCAAATCCTGAAATTGCCAGTTCAATGGCTGATTTGCATATTGCACCGGAATTTGAAATCGCAGCAACTGAATAATTTACAAACACTTGGACTTAACCGTTCAGGTGTTTTTTATTTGCAATAAAAAAGACAACCACACGTTGATGGTTGTCAAGAGGTTTGAGGTCCACTTTGGCAAAGTTTGAACTTCTTTATTATAACACAAAAGACCCCGACAATTCCACGTATGGAACTGACGGGGCGGCTGACCGAAGATAACAGTAACGAATTCTCACATAAAAGATGCCACGACGCCGAACGTTAACGGATGAGATGTGGGCACCCCCGCGACTGAATACCACCGGAGCTCTTATTATTATTGTACTGGTTCAATGGTGTTACCGTCAACATCTAAGCGGGTAATTTGGTCATCCGTTAGTGATTGCTGGGGATTTTGCATGAAAGTGACAAAAGCATTCTTAACATCAGGTGACTGCATCAGTTGCGTATGATAGGCAGCTGTTTCAGTTAACGCACCAATCCCTGAAATATTTACCTGGTGATTAATCGGTCCATAACTGAGCGGATTGTCTGTATCATGCCAAATCGTCACACCAGCATCAAACATCATTTCAATGGCTTGACGGTCTTTTTCTGGCATATCACGAGTAGCAATTCTAGCACCAGTGGTGCGAATATAATTGAACCGTGTTCGTGAATTGATAAAGTCACCCATCACATCTTCACTCACCAACTGGTTGACGTTGTAGCCAAACATGGTGAAATAACTATCTACTTGAATAATGCGCTGGGCTGTTTCCGTGGTGATTACCAACTTAGTTAGGTTTAAACCATTCATATAACTAAAGAATACATCACCACCCATTTGTGTGAGGTTATCAGCAGCAAGACCTAAATCAGCTTGTTGCGCTTGGAAGTTTTCGATGACATTTTCATAATTGTTGTTGTTGATCATTTCTGATGTTTGTACACTATTTTTTGTCGTCTCACGTGTAGCTGCTTGACCAATTCGCATGTTAGTTGCTTCATTACCTAACTGTGCGTTTTGTATGGCAACCTGATTAAACCCGCCATAAGCGCCCGTAGCGGCACCTAAGCCAGCACCTAACAAACCACCACCAGCACCACTTAATGCACCACCAATGGCGCCTGTGACGGCATTAGCAGCACCGCGACCAACATCAACGCCAATTGTCGAACCAAGTCCTTCAACTAAGTTAGCACCGGTTTTCATATCCATGGTTTTACGCGCTGTTGCTTGCGTGTTTTTCAACTGACTTGCTTGCGCACCCAAGTTTGTATTCATGTTTGCTAATGTTGCTTGATTACTTAAATGATTATTCTGTTTGGTATTTTGTGCATTCTTATAAACCATCTTGTTGCTGTTAAGATTAACGGCGTTTGTCGCAACATAAGTATCCGAAACAATTGGTAACTGTTTATCTTCTGTTTGCAAGATACCATGCGTAATGGTTTTCAAGTTTGTGAATGCACCAGTTTCGTCGTCACTACTAATATCTTTATAACGATTAATCGCTGTATGAACCTTATTGGAATATCCGGCCCCACCGATACGGTTAATCGTTACGGGTAAGTTAGGATTTTCATAATTTACATAACTGGTGTCGTATTCATAACGTCCACCAAATCCATCAACTAGATTAAATCCAGTGAAGGGTGTCATTGACGTTTTGACATTACGAATTTGGTATGATCCATAGCCTTCATGCTGTAGTGTTTGTAATTGTGCTGCTCGTGCCATCTGATAAGCTGATAGTTGCAAGTTAGCTTGAATGCGCTGGCCATTGACCAATTCGCTAAAGTACAGCATGGTATCAGTTTGGCCAGCAGGCTTGTATTCTTTAAACGTTAGATTACCGGATGGACTATCCCAGTGGTCAATGACAACCTTATTATTGGTGGCATCATAACGCCAGGCAACACCAAAGTATTCTGTTGCATTTGCTGACACAAAGTTACGATGACCAACCACATCTGGGTCAGTTGCCAGAGCAGCAATCAAATAGGTAACGGGTGTTCCGCCCTGTGTTGAATAGGTCCCAACCGATGAATTGACTTCAATCTTAACGGTCATATTACGCTTAACATCATAAGCAAACACAAAGGGTTGTAACATGCTAGGGGCCCCTTCAAACGAATAAGATTGATTGGGTAAGTTTTCAGATGGTGACGTGTCACCAAAGTTTGGCATTAGCCAATAAATTGCAAAGTTAATATCATTTGACCAACTGCCACCGAAATTCAAATCGTAAATATCTGCAATCTGGGGCGAGGTTGCCATCGCTTGTGATTCAGGGTTAATATTTGCCAGTTTAATCTGCTCATTTTCTTGTGTGAAATCATCTACGTGAGCACGCTCAACGAATGTATCCCCGATAAAGGTTAAGAAACGTTGACTATTGAACGTCATCCAGGAATCCACTGCCCAATCAATTTCAGTCGTTCCATCATTAACATACGACACATTTGTTACCATGCCGTACCAGATAATTTTATCAACTGGTGATTCACCGTAAAAGTTTTCAACACGAATATAGTTGGCTGTTTTAATTGTGTCATATTGTCCTGGATATCGAACCTTTTCATCCCGTCTTTGATAACTACCCACAAACTCATCCAATCGTCGTGTGTGCGCTAATAACCAATTATCAACAGCTACGACTGACTTTAAATCCAATACGTGCTTAAAGTCATGTCCCATGTTATATCCTGAATACAAGGTAATTCGTGTGAGATGATCACGTGAGCCAACTGCTGTGACGCGTTTTAATAATGTCTCACCGGCTTCTCGTTGAGATTCACGCCAGGGCATCACGTACAAATTATTTGGTACTAATACTTCTGCCATTATCTATCCTTTCTAATTATTGAATATGCCCATAACTGCGATTGTCTGGGCTTTTAAGTGCCTGGGCTTGGGTGGTTTAGGGGTTGGGGTAGGCGTTGGTGTAGGGTCTACCTCACCCGATTGGATATACTTGAACCCATCAATGTTCACGTGACTGCTAAAGTTGTTGGTCATCCCAGCCTTTTGAGCATCAGTAACACTAAACACGTTATTCAAGGTTACACGACCTAGTTGCTTTTCATGCTCTTCACTCGTCCATGGATTAGGAAACCCTGGCGCGGTAACCGCATTAGTGACGTTCCCTAAATTATCACCACCACGAATTTCTGAAATTTGTCCCCCGACAATAGCAGAATATGGTCCTTGTTTAATCCACTGTACTGCTTCTGTGTATTCCGCAAAGCGTGCTGCTGCCATGTGGACGTGATCGCCAGTAGCTGCTCCAGCACTTCCCATATGGCCCATGACTTCACCAGCCTTAAATTTTTTACCAACCACATAGTTACTACTATCTTCATCGTGGGCTAAATCAAGTGCTAAGTATCCAACCTGTCCATCAGCAAAATATAACTTCTGGTCACTCATTAAGACGCGTGTTGCCATGGATTCTAATACGTAAACAGTCGTCATATCCGCAGGAGCATAATAGGGTTGTTTACCACCATCTTGTGCTTGTATGTCGTAGGCTTGGTTGGCGTCGTGATCATAGAACCCTTCAGATGGTTGATGCACTTCGTAGGGTTGCTGATTAAATGCCACTGCGTAATTAAAGGGCCATTGTGGAATTGGCATTGATACGCCACCACCGCCACCCGATACATAGGCTTGTACTTCTTCTACGTCAGCAGGGGCTTGATTATAACGCTCAGCGCCATACGTGTAACCTGGACGCTCCCAGTTACCAATGAAGATACGTGTTAGGGCGACCGCATCTAAATTATCAGCATTTGATAAAAAGTCGGCCCAACCATTGAAATTGTTATCTGGTTCAGCCACACCGGCTGACGACCACCATGCTGAGTGGGCAATATATTGACCAGCATCACTGAGCATAAAATCAATTTGTCCATCCCAGTCCCCTAATGTGACCTTACCTTCATATGGCGTCCATTGCCACAAACCACCACCAGGACCAGTACCTTGTGCACCGGCTGGTGGCCCAGGGTTAATCGCTCCCTCAAGCGTCCAGGGGTTCAAATAACTTTCATGTAAGGAATTGACGACTAACGCAATAATGACATTACGGTTTACCTTTTTAGCTTGTAACTTTTGCACAAGAATTTTAACATTATTTTTCTGTTGGTCATAAACAATTAAAGTCATACCTCTTCCTTTCTATTAATAGAACCATCGATAACCTGGATAAGTCGGCTCACGATGCTCTTGCGTTTCAAGCGCTTTACTACTTGGCATTACCCGTGAAAACAAAGGGTTAGGTGCCCGATCTAACTTATCAAAAATATCCAACCAAACTCCATATCCAGAATTTGCCCAATTTTGCGTCATGATAAATACATCCAAGTCGCGACCTGAATCATGTCCAGTCGTATTGCCACTCGTTTTGCCAGTTGTATTACCATCAGTTGTGCCAGTGACTTCACCTACCGCGTGATTTTCAGTCGTTCCATCCGTTTCGCTATGCGACGTGTCATTACGATCAGATTGACTAGTACCATCAACACTATCACCTGTTAACGTTGTTGCATAACCGGGGTTACTTGGTGAAATAGCTAATTGGTTTTGCGGTGTATCTGTAAATGAATTATTGTGCAAAGATTGGGTTTCACCCGTTTCTTTTGCTGTACCAGTTGTATCAGTTGTACTAGTCGTTTTACCATTGCTGTCATTCTTAGAGTTGCTGATACTTTCACCGTGGTTTGTACCTTCGCTTGACCCTTCAGTTGTTCCAGCACTATTCACGTCGTGGGTCAGCCACATATCGGTTAGGCGCTTTTTAATCAGCTCATTGTAGAGTGGCATCAATTCGTTTAACTTGGCAAACGTCATCGTTGCCCACATATCATAACTTTCAAAATTCAACGCCTTGTAATAGTTGCGTGTGAAAAACGTGACCCAAAAATCATGAATTAACTTAGCATTAACTGCTGCATCATCTGAAAAATTAAAATTATCATAACCAATATAATCAACCACTTTTTGATACGTATTTTCGATGACTTCCTTAGAATTTCGGAATGCTGTAAATGTTAAATTATCTTGATATTGCGGGTTATTTTCAACATAGTACGCTTTCATGATTCCTTCAAGGGTTGGTGTTAACCGACTATCTAATCCAGATGCTAAGCGAATATGATCAAAATCTCGTTGTAATCCCATGGGTAAATCCTCCTATTCATAATAAGTTTATTATAACAGAAAAGGCCAGGCGTTAACCTGGCCATAAAATTATTGAATGTCCTTCATGTAATGAACTGAGCCGTAAACATTAGAACCTGCCGGGATGACACCGTTACCATTAAAGGTAATTGACCCGTCGGGACTGGCAATGACTGATACCATTAAATTCTGTCCAGTAGCAGTTGTTGCGCTCGTAATGTTATGAAGTGTTCCAAAACTTGGCATATTACCAGCTGGTAGTGAATATCCTGCTGGAATACGCCCACCAGCAACTGTATCTGTAAAATCAACATCACTTGTCGTTGTGCCTTGGAATTCAATGCTGACCATCTCATTTCCTTCACGAACTGATGAATTTAACCAAGCCAACCCATTTGTCAGTTGCGTAAAGGTTGGTGATGTAGACTTCTTCACCCAACTTGAACTATAAGTTTTAGTTGATAATGATGAACCAAATTCTCCAACAACACCACGAACGTAACGTGTGTAGGTGACGACTTCATTACTTGACACGTTGTGAACCGTTGCTGTTTGCAAGAACGTTGTTTCATCTGGATAAACCAGCGCCCCCATTGGCAATGAAGTTATTGTGTAAGCACTGGTAGTTGGTAGTCCTTCGTAATCAAACCCTTCACGGTTAGCAGCTAAATACATTGGCACTTGCTCAGTTAGCAAATACACAGCTGTATCATTTAATGATTGTGGTGTCTTGGCACGTGCGCCATATGACCCAACTGGTTGCCATGGCGTGATGTTCTCAGGACCCCAATCAGCACCCAAATGCTTAAAGTTGAAGTTAACAAATCGCATGTAAGTTTCAACTGGTCCCGTGTAATTTGGAATGGTCAGTGTCTGGATTAAGTCACCAGAGTTGTCACGCTTACCGATAGTATCCAAATAAGCATACCCAGCGGCCAATACTGCATCACCGCGCCAACGATAAGGACGGTCAGTTAACGTTGCCCATTCAGCTGCACGAATGACAAATGAGCCTGGCCCATATGACCACATGTTAGGTTGAACAGTTGTATCTGAATACCGTCGATTAATATCACCTGTGTACTCACGGTTAAATGATGAGACGAGATTCAACAACGGATTGTTTACAAACCCAAATAGTCGGTTCATGTATGATCCAGAACGGCCACCAGCATTTGAGAAAATCAATCCAGCAGCGGTGTTAGAACCCGTTTCATAACGAACGTGTGATAATCCTTCCAGCTCAAAAATGTGCTTTTCTTGTGGACGGCGTACCACATGATTCATGTTCTTGATGATTGTCTTGTAAACAATTGTGCCAGCGTCTTGGTCATATTCCAATACCAAAATTTCTGACTTCACACTCCAATAACCATACGAAACAAAAATATAAAAGACGTTCTTACCATCATCTACACCTGTGACATCGGCTTTATTCAATGCTGCCATACCTTGCATAGAATTGTCATGTGTGTTTGGCACGTATTGTTCGATATTTAACGAAGCAACGGGACCATTAAACGTCCAGGTACCATCTTCGTTATGTTCAGCGTTTTGTGCATAAATTGTGTACTCATTTGTTGCAATAGGTGTTACCGACGCATCACGTTCTGTTTGATTGTCAACATGACGCCAAACAAAAGCATTGTGCCCTTCGCGTAGTGTTGTGTAATCAAACCCGTGAAGCGCATTAGTGGGTGCCGGACCTTGAATTAGAATCGGCTCCCAAGCCGTACGATCTTTGGTTGTGAAATCTTCATAAGCAACCCGGTAAATGTTAGCATTTTGCACAAAGTACCACCAAGCAACACCACCACTCATTTGCAACCAGTTGTTCTGACCGTGACCCGCCTTTGGTAAATACATGTTACTAATCATCTCACCTGATGCATTCAGGCGCATAATCACAAAACCTTCATCAGGTGCTGCAATCGTATCCGATTGTGTCACGTACCATTCCATATTTGTTCCGTCAAGCTCAACACCTTGTAAGTTACCTGTGTTAACGTTTGCCACGTTACTTAAAAATGGCACATTCATGAAATCATTATCCTTCATGGTATACCCACGATTAATAATATTATCCAACATCGGAATACCAGCGGTTGGCGCACTAAACTTCTCTTGATAAACCAACGCTAAATCATTCTTGATTTGCTCCAAAATCTCTTGCCCTATTCGCTCAGCGCTGTTATCAACGGCTTCTTGTAGCGCTGTATCAATATACGCTAGAATTTCATTCACTTTATTCTCAATCGCTTGTACTTCAACACCTAACGCCGTTATTTGCTTGGCAATGACCATAATCTCACCACGTAAGCGTGCAATCAATTCTTCAATGCGATCACCACCATGATAATAAATTCGTGGGACGTTTCCATCGAAGCCCAAATAGTTTCGCCACCAATCTAATTGCCCATAAACACTATCGAGTGTTTTGTTAATCTTTTCCACATCTGATAAATCGAGTGGAGTTGGCTTATCTACCATGTTATTTTCCTCCAGTTATTAAAAAATAGGTTGAAACATATTAAGTATAACATGCTTCAACCTATTGTTTAGGCGTTGTTGAGAGACCCACCTATTTATTCACTACTTTTGTTTTGCAACAATTGTGTCTTCATCCATGAAGATTTGCAACTCAGGTGCATTAATCTTCAAATCACCACCAGCGTATCCCTTACCTTCTGCAATAACAATTGCAGCATCACCAGTTTCAGCTGTGATAAACACGTTCGTTTGTGCTGGTGAAACAGATTCGATTTGCTCAACGTGACCAAACACGTTCGTTGAACGATGACGTGGGTCAACAATTGAGGCAATCTTAGGCTCACCATCAGCCATCAATTGGTCAATAAAGACAAAGAAATCCTTGTTCAAGACTGCAGCCTTAACGTTGCTTCCGTCAAATACCTTAGTAGCCCCCGCAGCGTTTTCACGCGCCATCGTACCAGTTGGTACAACGTCACCAACCTTGAACTCTCGAGGATCAAGATTTGGTTCACCGTGGTTAGCAGCGTTAGGTGCCAAGTCATCAGCCGTTACGGTATGCTCAGCCATGTAGAACCACAATGAAGGGAATTCGTCAATTGACGTCATCAATTCATTAGGCGTTGCCAAAGCCAAGTTATAGACGTTAGCCAATACATCCACGTCAATATCAACACCAGTTGCTGAAGTGGTGATAATTGATAACTTCTCACGAGCTGGTTGACGGTAGTAACCCAACTTATTGTAATAATCAGTTGGTTGGTTAGCCATGTTACGGGCGTGATACTTGATAGATTTCAAAATATCAGCTGGGGTAGGGTCAACAATGGCATCCATGATTGAGTCACCCATATAAACGGCCAATGACAACGCACGCTTCATGTTGTTGTACTCTTGGATAATCACACCGTTATACAATGATTGCATCATACCGTACAACCATTGATCAAATTGTGTCCACGTCGTAAACATTTGGCGTGAGAACGTGTCTTGCAACGTTACCTCAAAGTAAGCTGACCAACGGTGCTTGTGAACAATTTCAGCCATACGCGCGTTTGCACGTTCAAACGGTGAACCACCATCATTTACATTAAACTTGTGCTCAGTAGCAGCATCAAATACTTGCTCCAAAGCAAATCCACCCATAGGTGAGTATGCACGCTTGTACTTTTGAAGTGGGTGTGTAAACAAATCGTTATTGAACAACATGACTGAGGCTTGGTTGTACGCCTCAAAGTATTCATTCAACAAGTCCGCATTACCAGTCAAGCGTTGCACAACATTACCAACACCTTGCGAAGGGACATGGCCAGCTTGCCCTAATCCCAACTTAGATTGGGCCATAGGTGACAAGCTAGGAATAACCTGCTTCTCGTGCCAGGCAGCAATTTGTTCTTCAGTAAACGTCTTAGACGACGTAATAAGCGTACCATCACTGTTATACCGGTTGATGGTCTGCAATGCTTCTAGCGTGTTTTCAGCCATTAGATCACTTCTCCTTCAATTAACTTGTCAACATCTGACTTATCCAAAGTAATTGGATCAACATCACCACGAACAACAATCTTGTTTGTCAAACGTTGAATCGTATCGTTTTGACCGTCAATGTAAGACTTTGCCTTTGCCAACTCATCACCCAACTTACCAATGACTTGACGAACTTCCTTATCAACCACTTCACGAGCTTCTGTGACAGGCGCCAAAACGGCATCAGGTCCAAAGTTTTCTGATGTTGTTGCGTCCATCACACCATCAAGGCGTGATAGTACAGCTTCGATTTGATCATCCACGTTTGGGTTCTCAAAATCAATATCACTTAATAGCATGTATATTTTCCTTTCTTAATTAAAACAAGTCGCGTCCAATACCGAACCCAGGTGTGTTGCGTGGATTGACACCATCAGTATAAACTTGCGTGTCATCTCCCGCACCAACCCATGTTTGTTCGTTTTGGCGTGTCTTAGGTTCCGTATATTCTTGCGCGTAACCAGCTTCTGGCGTCGTATCACCATTTTTGGCGAGTGTGTCAGGAACTGCATCACGTTGCAAATCATCAAAATCTTCTGGCATTGCGTTATCCTCCAATTAAATTTAAACAATGAAAAAGACACTGACCTTAATCAGTGTCTTAAATATATCATATTTATTAATCTTCTTCAACGATACGTTCAAACGTCAAGTACGTCTTGTCACCCTTATATGACTTATTAATCTTTGCAGATACCTTAGCCGTAACGGGTGCAAATGGCGTTCCTGACAAAATTTGTGAAGCTACTTCATCTGCATCTAATCCAAAGGCAGGTGCCAATGCGTTGACGTTATCCATAAAGCGCTCAGCGTCCAACTTCAACTCACCATTCACAACACGCGTGTTAATGAATCGTGCCCCACGATGCTCACCTGATGTGGCAGATGTCCATTCAACAACAAATGACTTTTCTTCATCCATTGCCAAAGCGGCTGTGACCATAATGTTAGAATTAGCACGTGCAACTGAGAACGGCACAAATTCGTATTCCTTGTACTTGTAGCCTTCCTCGAATGAGAAGTACACACCGTTTTGGCCGTTGTGTTGGTACAAATCTGTTACCCATTCTGGGTTAACTGAAATGATACCTGATTCATCGAATGTTACGTTGTTGTTCGTTGATGCAACAATTTCAGCGCGACGACCTTCATCATCAATGTTGAAGAATTGTACTTGTGCTTCCGTCATTGGGTTAGCAAACTTCAATGTGATAAAACGTGATCCACCCTTAGTGGTTGAAATCTTGTATGAACCAAACTTCATGTTAGACAACTTAATCATAGTGAAACCTCTTTCTGGGCGTCTAGCCCTTTGCGTAATAGTGAGTTGACGATACTTGTCATCGTCGGCTTAATATCTGAAGAATCTTGGATAGCCTTCATCTCTGCCAGAATATCTTGCTGCGGAACAAACGTCAGTGTTTTTTGGCTCATTTTATCCGGCCTCCTTTCATCAACATATGTTAATTATAAGATAAGTGTTATTTATTGTCAACTACTTATTTTTATTATAAATAGTTTAGCTATTTTCAGCTGACCTTTAGGCAGCTTACAAATAGTTTTCAGTAATGTGTTGGATGATGCGATCGTTTGTGAATAGCACAGTTTCCATTTGGATATACTGCATCCGTGACATCGTGTAGATAGGAATAGCAAATATTTTAAGCAGATAATACTTATATAGTGTTACCGTCGTTTGCCCTTCCTGTAGATAGTATTTAGCTGTCATTTAGAATACCCTTACTGGTGTGAGTACGTAGTGATAATTGGTGTTGTTTACCATAATAGGTGAAATGGCATCCTTAATGGTAATTGTCCAGTTATCTGAAAACTTGTCCACCTTGTACATAAAATTCAACATTTCATAGAAATACTTTGGTTTCATATGAATTTTTTCATTTAGGACCATGTCAGCCTTTGCAATTTCAATGCCAGCAAATGAGACACGTCCTTCATCAATCTCCAAAAATGGTACTTCTTGTGATTCCCATGACTTAATCATCTTCCAGTTACTCATAGGATTAACTGAAAATTGTGTCGTCGTACCAGTTGGCATCATACGCTTCAAATCAGGATAATGATCCGATACTGGTAACCCAGTGTCAATTGAGATTGTCAAATCTGCTGGCACTGCTGTCTCAGCAACCAACATCCGATGCCTGTCAGTCACACCAACTAAACCGTTAGGTGCGTTGTAATTAATTGCACGCAACAATGATGAGTTCTTGTTTGCCTTAGCGATTGCAATGAATTCATTCAATAATAACTTAACCATGATAGATAATTTCATCTCCTATTTGTTTGCCACCTTGGAGTTTAACTGCGGTTTTTAATCGCACCAAGGCCCCTTGAATGTCAGCGTCTCGCAGTACGCGTTCATACAGATTGTGTTGTTTTCCGGTGTATGTTTCGTACCGGATTAAGACAGTGATTAGTTTGTTTTTCGTCATGCTTTCACCCAGTGCTAGATGCAAACCTTAAAGATGTTTGCAGTATCTTCAATTAGCAATTTGGCAGTGCCACGATCTAAGTTTAAATAACTTGATACACGAGAAATTGTTGCGTCTCGCGTATACATCACACGCCGGTCCTTGTTGACCATTAACTGGATGTCAATTGGTACGTAGTATATGTTGTGTTTAACCATGATTAACCCTCATAATATCAAATATATAAACCATCGCAGATTGTGATAGCTCTACACATAATGCCACTGCTTTATCCTTAGAAAATCTATGTGCATTTTCAATAATTGAATGATAATCTCCGAATTTCATTTGATAGCCTAATTCGTCTACCACGTACATTACTTTATCAGATTCACCATTGATACCATACACAACAAATTCAGGTTCTTTTTCTGGTTCTTCATCGTAAACCAAAACTAATGATAATTCGTTTTCAAGCAGCTTAACGGGAATGTTACCAACTGCTTCATATTGTTGTTGAAGTTCTTTAATGACTTCAGCTAGTGTTGTGTTTTGCATATTAAATCACCTTTCACATATCAACAAGCCCTTGTGTCCGCTGCCGACGACTCCGGCTATTCGCCGAACGTTCCCGTGACAGTAACTTGTTTTCTTATTTCTTAACAATATTAATTATAAGATATATAAGATAGAATTGCAAGCGTTTTGCTCAATTAAATCTGATCTATTTTATAGTAGTTTCGTGTAACTTACGTGTAATCTTAGAACGGTTATTTTGCACGTCATTGTGATATAATATAGTTATCAATTAAATAACGAATACGTACCCGATAGAAACTGTTCCATTATCAGGCACTCGATACATCGATATTCACCAACAAACCAGCGTGAAAAAATCGAATAATCTAGTGCTTGTTTAATCGTATCTATCGGGTTTTTATTCGTTCCCATATTGCTACGTTAGATCACGATTCGTCAGCGGCGTCCGTAGTCACTTGACGTTAGTCATTAGCACTAACACAAGACACTACGAATTGTCAAGCACAAATGTTCACACAATTCACGAACATTGTGCGAGGGGCGAAATGGAATGTTCGGATATACGGGGATG